TTGGTAATGGTTTATCGCCATCGTTTACCTCTTTTATTCTAGCGAACTCAAAGCTAACAGTTTTACCATCAACTTCATATATTGCTGCATCGCTAGGTATTATTTGATTTGCAGCATCAGTAACAGAATTAAAAACTTCACTTGCTGTAAAGTTTGCGCTTCCGTTCCAGAATTTTTCAATCTTCTTTGTCATTTGGATAATCTCGTTCTAATATTATTTTTAAATAGTGAATAGCTTTTTTAATATCTTCAGCTTTATTTTTTTTTTGATGTCTGCACACATATTTTACAACATTTCCCTCTGCAAACAATAGTTTATTCTCACTAATAAAATATGCGGGTTCAACTTTCATATTTTTATAATGATCGCTGCCAACTTGTTCAACCAAACATTCGTAATTAAATTCTTTAAAAATATCTGGGTGTGTCATCACTTTAATATTTGAATGCTTCTTGCTTTTCCTGGTAATTTTTTGATCCATTTCCTATCTTCTAATTGGCTGACATATTTATTAATCGAATTTTTAGATTTTAAATGTACCGCCACCATCATTTCTTCATAAGATGGCGATACAGTATTTTTTGCAATATAGTTTTTTATAAACTTAAAAAGCTTTAGTTGCTTTGCAGTTAAACCATATTGATCCATAAATTATTTAAAAAGGGATTTCTTCTCTATTAGCTGCTGGAGCTGCTGCCATTGCATTGCCAGTACCCGTCTTTTTAATAGTAATTTTAACAGATTTATCTTCCTGGATATAAGCGGAAGCCTCCATCCAAACACCATCTATAGTAAAATTCTTTCTATAAGGTTTCATAGTCTTTGGGTTTACTTTATCACTATCTGATAAAACTAGATCGGGTCTATTTTTAGTAGCCTCGTCTCCAGGTAACTTATCTGCGTTTCTTTTCAAACTAAATGTAGCCACCCAGTTTGGATCTTGTGGTTTCTTGAAGTCAGCCATATATATTTATCCTTTGGTTAATTGCTGGTTTCTATTTAAAAAGGCATTTTTTAATTTTTCATACCTTGGTAAATTTTCTTTTGAGAGCTTAATTATAAAATCTTTATTTTGACTTTTTAACTGCTCTAAATTTGCTTGATGGGTTACAGTTTTTATTCTTTCTTCAATAACATCTGCATGATCAAATTTAATACCCGTATTCTCATTATTTTTTTGTTTTTCATTTGGCATTTCTTGATCGGAATAAACATTGCCGTGAATACCAAGTGCTTTTAAAATAGATCTATCAACAGCTCTTTTTTCTGCAACGGCTACTGGATAATCAAACTGGTTATTTTTAGGAGATACTTCTCCAAGTGAATGAAACACTTTTGTTTTATTAACAGCTGTTGCTTTAACTACAGCTACATCTTTATCTAAATTACAATGTACTAACTCAATGTTTGTATCTATATTATAATGCTGGGCCAATCCTTCTACTTCCAAATGTTTAATAATCCATTTGCCAGGCTTAAACTCCCACATCCCACCATTAGTTTTTAATCTTTTAAGATAAGTATCAAGTGAAAGTAAATTAATTACGTTACCCATGATAATCCTTTTTCGCATAGCCAGAGCTTGAATGAAGGTAAAAGAATACTGCTGTATTAAAACCCTTGTCATACATCGCTGTACGACTACTCTGGCTATATTTAACAAAGCTAACTGCCAAGAGAGCTGCGGCTATAATTATAACAAGGAGCAAACCTTTATAATTATTTTTTTTCTTTGCTAAATATCGGTTCAGCAACCAAGGCTGTAAATTCATAACTAATGGATCGTCTTTTAATTTTTTCAATCTAACCCCCATAATTTTTTTGCATTATCTAAATGTTCTCCCATGTTTTTCCAAAAGAAGTGGCCAAAGTCTGGAGCAATATCTTGATGCCAAGTATTCTTGCCAGCATGATTTGCCATAACTCTTTCTCTACGTTTAGCTGTCATGGTTAATTTGTTAAGACGTTTGCGCAAGTTCTCTGGTTTTAAATCCTCGCAATTTTCTGGGGTAAAAATTTTATAATCTTCTTCGTGCATTACGAACAAGTGTGGTTTTTTTTTTTCTTCACAAGCAAAGTAATAAAACGCCACCTGGCTAACGTGTTCATCCCATCCCATATAACCTTCATCTAGTTTAGGTAATGAATAATTTGAAGTACCATCTTTTCTTGGTCTATTTTTCTTCCTGTGTTTTGTTTTCATTTCTACAAAATTATCTGCATCCTCAAAATCTATTCTTCCGATCGTTGGTAACACGCAGCCATCTAAAGTAAGCTCAACATATCTTTCACACTCAATAGGGGAGGTTAAATTAATTTCTCTTAATCCTTCTTTTAAAGTTTGAAATGATTTTGCTAAACCTAATCTAGCAACGTCATGCTGCGCCTTATCTGCATTATCTGCTGGCTCATACGCATTAAATTTTTCTAAAATTTTATCAAAGATTTTTCTTTGAGGTAAGATTTCTGTTTTAATTAAACCTTTACCAATTTTAGTTTCCCATAAATATTTTCCAAATGCTAGGATCCCCATATCGCCAAGGCAAACACCCGTAAACATTTTAGAATTGATTGGAAGTTTTCTTCGTTGCTCTTGTGTAAGATACAAATATTTATATCCCCACATACAATCCATAGAATTTAATTGAGAAGGCGACCAATGATTAAGTTTATAAAGTTCTACCCATTGCGGAAGCTCTACAATATTTTCTAAAAAATCGTCTTTTAACTCTAGTTCCATAATACAAATTAAATACTTTATTGGAACGATTGGTAAACATAATTATCCTTATTGGCAAATTAAATTACCAATTAGGTAAAATCGCTGGTTGTATTACTTGTGGATAATTATTTGAAAGGATTTATTTTATTAGAAGCCAATCTACCAGGCTTATATTTATTATAACTTTCAAAAAAAGTCATTTTTCTTGGAGCTGCAATTTTAATATCTCTTGGATCTACATTAGTTGAAGTAAGTTTTGTTATTGGTTTTTTAGTTTCTGGATGTAATAAATTTAATCTAAATGTTGGTTGGGATTTATCTATTTCAATTAAAGCAATAACATCACGGCAACCTTTTTTTCTACATTTTTCAGATGGCTCAATATAGCAAGTGCTATTGATAGCATCTTCACTAAAACCATTATAATCATAATCTGTAGTTCCAGATCTTTCAAATAAATGTATTTCGTTGTGAGCTTCTCTACCTGGTGCATAAAATTGAACAGCTTTAGTTTGCGGTGTGTAAAAACCACCAGGTATAATAATATTTCTATAGTTTTTTTTATGTAATTTTCTAACTACATAATCTTCTGCGTAAGAGTGTAACTCTATTGTATCAATTTTTTTATCTGCAAATAATATATTTTCTGGTTCACATTTTAAAATTTGAGCAATTAAAATAGATTGCTCAACACTAATTTTTCTTTCGCCTTTTTCCCATCTGTAAGTTGTAACGGGAGAGACTTTTAATCTACGAGCAAGCTCTTGGCTATCCATTCCAACCTCTAGCATTTTTTGTTTTAAGAACATATCCGTGTCATTACCCTTTAAATTTTTAATATCCACTATTTTTGTCATAGTGGCAATAAACTATTTATGTAACAATAAGTCAAATAAATAAACCAATAAAAATTAAATATTTACAACTCTGGTTATATGTTGACAACTAATGGTTATTTCTATTGCCAATAAGGTTTCGTTTCCATAATGACAATGAATGCAATTAGAAAAATTCAGAACTACAAAAGGTTTATCATACAAAAAATTAGCTGATTTAATAGGTGTAGTAGGTGTCTCGCCAGCGACTACTATATTTAGGTGGTGCAAGGGATCTAGGATGCCTGGCAGAAATTGGATCAAAATCATTAAAGAAAAAACCAAAGGCAAAGTGCTGCCGTCTAGTTTTTATGAATAAAAAGAAACAGAAATTAAGTGGAAATATAAATGATTACCCGTTGGTTGAAGTTAAGTGGTTTGATGCTGTTAGTGATAGTAGCTGGTTGTCAATCGACAAAGCAGTTGCAGCCAAACCCGCTATCCCTCGTTCGTTGGGTTATAAGCTTATCCAAACAAGAGAAAAAATTACACTCTTTACCGACTACATCATCGATGACGAAGATGGATCACTTACAGTAGGCAACGTCACAACTATACCCGCTGCCTGGGTGCAAGAAGTAACGGAGATCATATTTACAAAATGAAATATTTAATTTTAGTTTTTGTTGCAGCTGTAATTTTATTTCCAAAACAAACTGAAAATCAAACAATAGATCTAGTTAAATATGAATGGGATAAATTTTGCGCTGCGTACATGATTTACGTTAAGCGTTACCCGTTGGCATTAGATCCTGGGGAGTGCGTGTAATGGCTGAAGATAAAACATACGAAAACGAAGTTAGAATTAATAGTTACCCACGGGATAACAAAAAAGTTAATGATAAAATTTGGGATCTAAAAAAAGAAATAGATCGTATCCAGGAAGAATTTGACAATTATAAGATAGTAAACGCTGGACACCAAAAAATTAATGCAGATCTAAGAATGGAGATTAAAGATCTAAAAGAAGAAATTAAACATCTTAAAGATCCATTAAATCAGTTGAGGAAAGA